CTGATAGAAACAGAAGCCACTGGAGCACCTCAAAAACACCATCATACACTAAATCAGTAAGTTGGCAGCATCACCCGGAATTTGATGAGAGCGGGAAAAGCGAACCAACGGACTTATTTACCTGGTACGGTAAAGATAAAAAAGGCGACTCTCTCGCTATTGTAATTAAAAATAAAAACGGAAATGATTACTTATCTCTCGGTTACTACGATCAGGACGACTACCACATTCAAAGAGGAATTCGTATTAATGGTGATAGTCTCACCCAATATTGTAGTGAAAACGCCAGGAGTGCTTCAGCGTGGTTTGAAAGCAGTAAAGCTATCATGGCAGAATCATTTGCAACAGGTTCCGATCATCAGGTTATAAACGAGCTCAACGGGGAAAGACTGAGAGAACCTAACGAAGTTTTTAAACGTTTAGGTCGAGCAATAAGATATAATTTTCAAGTGGACGATGCAAAATTTAGACGCGACAATGTAAAAGAAACAATTTCTAATTTATTCGCTAACAAAGTTGACGTTGACCATCCTGAAAATAAATACAAAGACTTTAAGGATCTCGAAGATAACGTTGAAAAAAGACTTCAAAATCGCCAGGCGAAATATCAAAATGAAATTAATCAACTATCTGCGCCAGGTGTTAATTTTGATGATATTTAAAATTATTTTTCCAGTTTTTTGATTTTTCAACGCCTGAATATCGGAAATAGTCAGTGACGAACATCAGTATTTTTACATCATTACGTCCGGGTCATTGTCGGTTTATCTCCTTTTACTTGTGGTAATTGAGGGATAACAACAAAAAAGGTGAGTTTTGCGACTCACCTTTTTTATTTGTTTCTTATTCAGAATCAATATCTTTTAAATCATCCTGAATCGCTTGTGCGTTCGGATTTTCCTGCGGTTTGAGTTCGCCGCCATTAGCGATGAAATCATGACGCTGGAAGTACGCTTCGCGCACCATAATATAAGGATCGGACGACTGACGCAGCAGACCATCGGAATCCAGCAGCTGAGCGCGGGTTTCGATCCCTTCAAGCGTCCATTTACCCACAGACATCGGCCAGGTCAGCCAGGAAAGAACCGGGTAAAGACCATCCGCCATATCACCACCGTCATCACGCAGCGTGAAGCTACCGTAGAACGGTAACTGAACGTAAGGCCCATAACCCACGCCATAATGACCAAGCGTACTACCGAAGCGGTGAGGTTCAGTCCGTTGCAGTTTCGGGTTCGCCATCCCTGCAACATCAATAAAGCCGCCCATCCCCAAAATGGTGTTCAGGAAAAAGCGGGTAAAGTGGACCATCCCCTGATAAGGGTCGCCCTGCAAGAAGTAGTTAACCATCACCGCAGGTTCTTCAAGGTTGCCAGTAAAGTTGCTCAAACCATTACGCGCCGGTTGCGGAACATAATCACGCCAGGCGACAGCGACCGGTCGAACAATATACGGGTCTAATACGTTGAAGTTGAAGTTGTACATGGTGCGGTTGAACCCTTCTAACGGGTCAGAACGCCCTTGCTGATCTGTACCGGAACTCGCACACCCCACCAGAAGCGTAGTTCCCAGAGCAAGCGCCGACAGGCGAAGCTTCATAAATGTCTCCCTGTTTTTTTATGGCTTATGCAGTTTGCCATCCATGACGGAACGATACCGTATCCGCCTGTTTAGGTGTGGGCGATTGTAACAGCACGTCAACTGATGTCCAGACGCCCTGATTTGCTGATTTGATCATAGCCTGGTAATCGCCGCCCTGTAGGCTACTTGATTCTATAGAAACAGAAAAAGGCAAACGCAGCCTTTTCTACATTTTCAGAGTAACTCCCGTCAGTTGCGAGCAAAAAAGCCGCTACGCTTTAGCTATACGTGCTAATTCAAGAGAAGAGACCATGGACAACGACAAAATTGATCAACACAGCGACGAAATTGAAGTTGAGAGCGAAGAAAAAGAGCGCGGCAAAAAAATAGAAATAGATGAAGACCGACTCCCCTCCCGGGCGATGGCAATTCATGAGCATATCCGCCAGGATGGTGAAAAAGAGCTGGAACGCGACGCAATGGCGCTACTGTGGTCAGCCATTGCGGCGGGTCTGTCGATGGGCGCTTCGTTACTGGCAAAAGGGATATTTCATGTCGAACTGGAAGGTGTGCCGGGCAGCTTCTTGCTGGAGAATCTCGGTTATACCTTTGGTTTTATTATCGTCATTATGGCCCGCCAGCAATTATTTACCGAAAATACCGTGACTGCGGTACTACCCGTCATGCAAAAACCGACAATGAGCAACGTCGGCTTACTTATACGGTTATGGGGCGTCGTGCTGCTGGGTAATATTCTCGGGACAGGTATTGCGGCGTGGGCATTTGAATATATGCCTATCTTCAATGAAGAAACTCGCGATGCATTTGTCAAAATCGGCATGGATGTGATGAAGAACACCCCCAGCGAGATGTTTGCCAACGCGATCATTTCCGGCTGGCTGATCGCCACTATGGTTTGGATGTTTCCTGCAGCGGGTGCGGCAAAGATTGTGGTGATTATATTGATGACCTGGCTTATTGCCCTGGGTGACACCACCCATATCGTGGTCGGTTCTGTTGAAATCCTCTATCTGGTGTTTAACGGTACGCTGCACTGGAGCGATTTCATCTGGCCCTTCGCACTACCTACTTTAGCGGGGAACATCTGCGGCGGCACCTTTATCTTCGCGTTAATGAGTCATGCACAGATTCGTAACGACATGAGCAATAAGCGTAAAGCAGAAGCACGCCAAAAAGCAGAACGTGCGGAAAACATTAAGAAAAATTATAAAAACCCGGCATAAATGGCGAGGGTTTAAGCAATCGAGCGGCAGCGTACTTACCCCGCACTCCATTAGCGGGTATACTCATGCCGCATTGTCCTCTTAGTTAAATGGATATAACGAGCCCCTCCTAAGGGCTAATTGCAGGTTCGATTCCTGCAGGGGACACCATTTATCAGTTCGCCTCCATCCGTACCAGTCCGCAAAATCCCCTGAATATCAAGCCTTCCGTAGATTCACAGTTCGTCATGGTTCGCGTCAGATCGTTGACAGCCGCACTCCATGACGGGTAAAAAGTGGATAAAATAATTTTACCCACCGGATTTTTACCCATGCTCACCGTTAAGCAGATTGAAGCAGCAAAGCCGAAAGAAAAACCATACCGCCTTCTCGATGGTAATGGCCTGTACCTTTATGTCCCTGTATCAGGGAAAAAGGTATGGCAGCTTCGCTACAAGATTGACGGTAAGGAGAAAATCCTGACCGTAGGAAAATATCCGCTAATGACTTTGCAGGAAGCAAGAGATAAAGCATGGACCGCGAGGAAAGACATCTCGGTTGGCATCGATCCGGTAAAAGCGAAAAAGGCTTCGTCTAACAACAATTCCTTTAGTGCCATTTACAAGGAATGGTACGAGCACAAGAAGCAAGTCTGGTCAGTAGGCTATGCAACTGAACTTGCCAAAATGTTTGATGACGACATTTTACCCATCATCGGCGGTCTTGAGATTCAGGATATTGAGCCGATGCAACTGCTGGAAGTAATCCGCAGATTTGAAGATCGCGGTGCAATGGAGCGAGCAAATAAAGCCCGCAGAAGATGCGGCGAGGTTTTCCGTTACGCTATTGTCACCGGCAGGGCTAAATATAACCCGGCACCTGACCTTGCAGACGCCATGAAAGGATACCGCAAGAAGAACTTCCCGTTTCTTCCTGCAGACCAGATCCCGGCATTCAACAAAGCACTGGCAACATTTTCAGGAAGTATCGTATCGCTCATTGCGACCAAAGTTTTACGCTACACAGCCCTAAGAACGAAAGAGCTTCGCTCCATGCAATGGAAGAACGTCGATTTTGAAAACAGGATTATCACCATCGACGCCAGTGTGATGAAGGGCCGCAAGATTCATGTTGTTCCTATGTCAGACCAGGTGGTTGAACTTCTCACTACGCTAAGCTCAATCACTAAACCAGTATCAGAGTTTGTTTTTGCCGGGCGCAACGATAAGAAGAAGCCAATCTGCGAGAACGCGGTATTGCTTGTGATTAAACAAATCGGCTATGAGGGTCTGGAAAGCGGTCACGGATTCAGGCATGAATTCAGCACGATTATGAACGAGCACGAATGGCCTGCTGACGCTATTGAAGTGCAACTTGCACATGCCAACGGCGGATCTGTGCGCGGGATTTACAACCATGCTCAGTATCTAGATAAGCGCAGAGAAATGATGCAATGGTGGGCGGACTGGATTGATGGGAAGGTGGAGTGATCCACCTTAACTATCGAATGACACAAAGCTTTGCGATCAAGGGCAAAGCTTTGTGTGTTTTAGTTTTGTCCTGTGTGCCAGATATTGAATGGCCTACGCCTCCGGCTGTTCAGGCCAGATGATATCCGGCGCGGTGCTGGTATCTGTTGCCGTCACCGCGTCAATGTAATCCAGCACGGCGTTAAGTCGGGTTGTTTCTGCCTGCGTCAGCTTCCGCCCGGCCTGCAATTTCAGTTGAATCAGACTGATGGAAGCCATTGCAGCATCAATCAGCGACTGGCGCTGTGCTTCTGCCGCGTCTACTGCGGCACCGTGTTGTGCCTCAGAATCTGTCACCCATTTCTCACCATCCCATTTATCATATGGCGTTGAGGGTGCAGTGCTTGTAAACCCATTCTTTATGGGGCCAATATAATCGACCATTGATGTATCACCACTTTCAGTTGAGTAAACTGTTTCCCCGCGATAATCTTCCTGCTGCTCCCATCCAATACCAGTAAATACTGGAATCTTCCCAGCCACTTCATCACCTGGCTCAATATCAGTAGAATGGCCTGGCATGCTCACACCAACATGAATATACTCATCAGACCATCCCGTATATTCAAACGTCACCGCGTCGTAGTAATAGCATCGGATTTCACCGGCTTCTTTTGCCAGTCCATTTTCATCGAAAACAGGTTTCATTATTTAGCCCTTACTAAAAAGTTGAATGCAATGTTACGTGGGCGTGTTTCGGTGTCGCCTGTATCTTCAATCGCCCGAAGTTGCCCGCCGCCTGGTTGGTTAATGTTGTAAGTGAGCGTTCCATTTAAACTACTATCAATACCAATAACATTGCCGGTCCCTGCACTACCTGCGCTCATGAGCAATCGGTGCGAGTGGCTTTGATAGGTATGACCCTGAGCGCTTAACAGGCCACGGCCTGCATCAACTCCGCGCCCATCATCCCAGATACGAATAAATTCACCCCGTGATTCAGTAAGAACCAGGCCAGGGAAAACAAGCGCCAGTTTCGGGTAAGTTGTCGCTGAGAATGTCGCCCCGTTGAACTTCAGAAACACCATATCAGCCCATTCAGTCATTACCGTATTGGGCATCGCCGAGGACGGCC